AATGAGTCCCAAGGGTGAGCTGGTGGAGATGACCAGCTTCGAGGACGTGTGTGAGGTGCTGGGCATCAGTGTATCCAAGGCCAAGGAGGACCTTCAGAACCTCGCCACGTTCGGCGAGGACTTCCTTGAGGCTTCGCAGCGCCTCGGCTTGGGGTATCGCCAGCTGCGCCAGTTGCGGGCACTGCCGGAGGATGCGCGGCAACTGGTCATCGAGGGCGAGGCGGTGAAGGAGAGCGACCCCGAAGCCCTCAAGGACCTGCTCGAAGAACTCGCTGCTCGCAATGCCGTTGCCCGCAAGGAGAAGGAGGAACTCTCCGCAGACCTCGCCGCCCGCGACAAGGTGCTGGCCGAGAAGGGGAAGAAGCTGGACGACGTTCAGGCCGAACTGGCCAAGCTCAAGAGTCTACCGCCAGACAGGCGGCTGGAACTGGAGATGGCACGGGAGGCCAAGGCCCGCAAGGAACTGGATGCGGCGTTGCTGGCTGTCCTCGGTACGGCGACGCAGGCACTTGCCATAGCCAACGCGGTTCTGAACAACCCGGAGACCAATGCGGCGACCGCCAGCTACACGATGCAGGCGTGGAGCAACACATGTGTCAGGCTTGCCGACATGCTGCGCGAGAACGGGATCGACGTGGACCTCCAGCAGATAATCTACCCCTCGTGGATGGACGACGGACAGAACGGCACTGCCGCCGAATAGGGGGAGGTCATGGACGCGCCGCGACTGGAATACCTCATGAGCCTGAAGGCCAAGCTGGATGCAGCCCCCGCCGAACGCGGCGCGTTGGTGGATGCCGCCAGCCAGGCGCTGCGGTGCAGTGTGCAGACAGTGTACCGGCACCTGCGCGCCGTGGGCTGGTCCAGCGGCCGCAAGCCTCGTTCCGACCGGGGACGCATCAGCGTCCCTGAAGACCTCGCCCGCGCCGCCGCCGGCATGGTCAAGGTGGCTACGCGAGCCAACGGCAAACGAACCACGCCCATTACCGTTGTCCGCGATCTGCTGGCCAGCAACGGCTACGGCGTCACCAACCCCACAACGGGAGAGATCATCATGCCCAGTGCCACAACGGTGGCCCGAGCCATGACCATCTACGGCTGTCATCCCGACCAGTTAGAACGGGGCAACCCGGCACAGGAACTGCGTAGCCTGCATCCCAACCATGTCTGGCAGCTCGACGCCTCGCTGTGCGTACTGTTCTACCTGCCGCACGGAAAGGTCCGGCTGCTAGACGAAGCGGTCTACTACAAGAACAAACCCGCCAATCTGGATAAGGCCCAGAGGGCTCAGGTCTGGCGCATGGTGATCACGGATCACTACAGCGGTGCGCTGTTCTTCCAGTACGTGCTGGGCAGTGAAGACGCCATGACCGTGCTGGACACGCTGATCCGCGCCATGGTGAAGCGCGGGCCGGAGGATCCCATGCACGGGGTTCCTGGCTGCCTTGTGACGGACAAGGGCGCGGGCAACTGCTCCGGGTTGGTCGAACGCTGGCTGCGCTCGCTGGGTATCCAGCACCTGACGCACATGGCGGGCAACCCCCGCGCCAAGGGGCAGGTGGAGCAGGCCCAAAACCTCATCGAAACGCAGTTCGAGGGGCGGTTGTCGTGCATGCAGATCGCCGACCTCGACGCCCTCAATGCCGCCGCCGAACGGTGGCGCATCCACTACAACGCCAACGCCGTCCACAGACGCCACGGGCGCACCCGCAACGAGGCGTGGCTGTCCATCCGTCAGGAGCAACTGCGGGTGGCCCCGTCAGAGGAGATGCTGCGCGACCTTGTGGCCACGGAGCCTCGCGAGGTCAAAGTGACTCCCAAGATGACCATATCCCACGCCATCAAGGGGCAAAGGGCACGCAGCTACGACGTGCGGTACGTCGAGGGCATCGTGGTGGGTCAGGCCGTGCGTGTCGTCGTCAACCCGTACCGTGCCCCGGCGGTGGATGTGATCGTCACCAAGGCGGACGGGTCGGAGATCGTCACCACGGTGGAACCCATCCAGCGAGACGAGGCGGGCTTCAGGCTGGACGCGCAGGTCATCGGCGAAGGGTACGCGGCACTGCCGGATACCCGCACCGACACCTTACTCAAGGACATCAAGCGCGAAGCCTACGCCACCGATACGCTGGCCGAAGCCGACAAGTCCGCTAAGGCCCGCAAGGCGGCGTACACCCACCTCGACATGCTGGCCGACACCAAGGCGCCCCCCACCTACATCCCGCGCCGGGGCACGGCACTGGACGTGGATGCGGCCAGACGCGAGGTAGCACCCCTGTCCCATGTCGAGGCGGCCAAGCAGTTGCGAACCATGGTGGGCGACAAGTGGGGACCTGATGCCATGTCATGGCTGCGCCAGCGCTACCCCGACGGTGTTCCGCAGGATGCGCTGGACGACATCGCAGCCCGGTTCATCACTCCGGCCACGGCGGCAGCCCCCGCGCCGATGCGGCTTGTGGCCGCAGGAGGGATGTAGCGATGCGGCTGAAACAATTGCTGGAAGGGTTGGCACAACCCCAACGCGCAGTAGCGGACGCGGTGGGCATCAGCCCTGCGGCGCTCTCGGCCATCGTCACGCGGGGACACTGGCCCCGGCGTGACACCGAAGGCGTGAAGGCCCGGTTACTGGATTGCCTGACGGCAAGCGGAGTGAGCAAGGCGGCCGCCCTCGCGGCCCTGAATGAGACCAAGCCGGGCAAGCCCGAAAAGACCGAACCCACGGATACGGAGGATGACCCCATGCTGATGCGCAAGCAGACCTTGACCCCCCAGGCAAAGCGGCAGTTCGCTCTGGTGCGTAGTCCGTTTTCCGATGACCTGAACTGCCCCGAAGATGTGTGGCTGTCCGCGGACTATCGCTACGTGCGCGAGACCATGCTCAGTACCGCGCGCCACGGCGGCCTGCTGGCGGTGGTCGGAGAGTCCGGCAGCGGCAAGAGCACACTGCGCAAGGACTTGGAGAACCGGGTCCAAACTGACGGCCTGCCCATCATCTTGATTGAGCCCTATGTGCTGGCGATGGAGGACAATGACCAGAAGGGTAAGACCCTGAAGAGCATCCATCTGGCCGAGGCCATCCTTTATACCGTCGCTCCCCATGCCAAGTGCCTGTCCAGCCCCGAGGCCCGGTTCCGTCAGGTTCACCATGTGCTGCGCGACAGTGCGCGCGCTGGCTACCGTCATTGCATGATCATCGAAGAGGCCCATGCGTTGAGTCACGCGACCCTGAAGCATCTGAAGCGGTTTCTGGAGCTGGAGGACGGATTCACCAAGCTACTGTCGATCATCCTCATCGGGCAGACCGAGCTGCGCACCAAACTGGGCGAGGCAGACAGCACCGTCCGCGAAGTCGTGCAGCGCTGCGAGGTGGTGGACATCGCCCCGCTCGGCAACGATCTGCCAGCCTACGTCGAGCACAAGTTCAAGCGCGCTGGCGTGGATATGGCGACGGTCATCGCCGACGGCGCGCTTACCGCGCTGGCCCACAAGCTGGCCGGACCGCGCAGCAAGGGGGGACGCTCCGTGTCGCTGGTCTACCCGTTGGCCGTCAACAACACTCTGGTGGCCGCCATCAATCTTGCGGCGCACATAGGCGAACCGCGCGTGACCGCTGATGTCATCAACAGCATATAAGGAGAGAGACGATGAACACCCCCAACAATACCCCTGAAGGCTACATGGAGAACGCCCAGGGGCACATGGTGCCGCTGGAGCAAGTGCGCGAGATCGATCGGGAACGGGATGCACTGGTGCGGGAGATCGCCGCCAAGGCCAGACAGGCCAGCGAAGAACTGGCTACGTTGAAGGCCCGGTTCATGGCTGATGTACAGGCATTCGTTGAGTTGTCGCTGGAGCGCTATCAGGTGGCGGCTGGCGGAAAGAAGGGAAACCTGACGCTGCTCAGCTACGACGGGTCGCTGAAGGTCGTCCGGCAGATGCAGGAACATATGACCTTTGACGAGGGACTGCTGGCAGCAAAGGAGTTGATTGATGCCTGCCTGCGCGAATGGACCAAGGGTAGCCCCGGCGAAGTTCGCGCCATCGTGGATCATGCGTTCCAGGTGGACAAGGAGGGGAAGATCAACACCGGACGCATCCTCGGCTTGCGCCGCCTGAATATCACTGACGAGCGGTGGCAGTTGGCCATGACGGCCATCGGTGATTCCATCCAGATCACCGGGGCCAAGCCGTATCTGCGCGTATACTACCGTAAGCCGGACGGCAGTTACGCCCCCATCCCGCTGGATATCGCGGCAGTCTAAGGGGGAGCGAGCATGGCCAGATACGCCAACAGCAACGCCGCTACCGCCGGGCTGATTAAGGTGATCCACGTCGGCAAGCGCCAGCTTGGCTTGGATGACGAGACGTACCGGGCCATGCTGTGCAACGTCACCGGCCGAGAGTCGACAAAAGACATGACCCGTCGAGAACTGCTGCTTGTGGTGGATGCGCTGACGCGAGCCGGATTTCGCGTGGCTAAACCCGGTGTGACCGACAGGTCGCCGCAAGCCAAGAAGATTCGGGCGCTGTGGCTGGAACTGTATGACTTGGGGGCCGTCCGCGACAAGAGCGAACGGGCACTACTGGCCTACGTTCAACGGATCACCGGGGCCGAAAAGACCGAATGGTGCACCACCGAACAGCTCCAGTCCGTCATCGAGACCCTCAAGGCGTGGGGCGACCGCATCGAAGACGAGGCCGCACACGCCCACGTCGCGGCCACAGCGGAGGAGGTTGCATGAAGGACGAACGAGGCGCGTTCAGCCAACGTGGAAGCGAACTGCTCAACGCTGTCCAGTTGATGGTCCAGATGGAGGCAGAGCGCGAGCTTCGCATCCGAGGTCTGCTCAGCGGCCAGAATCTCTCTAGCCTGTCGGCTGAGCTCGGGAAGGTGGTGGCCAACCAGTTGGCAGAAGAGTGGGGAGGCCAACACGTATATATCCCCATGGACAAGGCGAGACGAGATTCAAGAATCTACGAGCTATTCGATGGAACCAATCATCACGAGTTGGCGAAAAGGTTCAAGCTCGGGGTTCCCACCATCTACAAGATACTGGATCAGGAACGTGCGCGTCGGCGGACACCTCAGCTGCGCCTTCCCTTGGATTGAGTGGCCATAGGTAATCGCCATGCATAGGGTGCACGAGTCCAAATCAAAAGGGGGCCAAGAGCCCCCTTCAGTATTTCATGTCGCGGAATGTTATTCCATTCGTCACGTCCCGATATGTCCCGCATCGTTCCGAATGGTCCCGGTTATATCACACCCACTGCCCTAGTTATCTCACTCGTCATCATGATGACGGGGCATCATGGCACTGGAATGGCGCGCGGGTGCACTCAGGGAGAACACGACCACGTGGCGGCGTCGCAGCATCATGTCGCTCGATTCTCGACGATGTGCCGGAGGTTGCATCGGCGAG